GTGCGACCTGAGTCTCTGGAAGACTTTGGCGAAGCTATGGGCAAGGACGTAATGAAGTATATTTCCACCAATTTAACCAACATTGTGGAAAAGATCATCAAGTTCTGTTCTGCTGCGTTGATTGCTCCATCTTTGATGAGCTCAAGATTGCACTATTTGAACAACATCGGACGTGCCTTACATAAAACACGCCTTGCGTCATTTACTTCCGCTTCCTTAACTGTGGATGGCGTGGTTGCCATGTTGGCACACTGCATATCTCGCGGGATAGAGTATTTGATCAATTGGTCCTTTCCAGATGATGTAAATACCTTGTTGCGTGAGTCAGTGTCTTTGAGAGAGTCGGTCGAGGCAAGTTTGGCCATCATGGATCGAGAGACTCGAGACGAGATGTTGATGGTTCTTGATGCCATGCAAATGCGGTTGACAAATAAACACATGAGCGTTAGAGGTGACAAGTTCACTATAGCGCAAGCTCTTCTTAAGGAGCTAGACATGGTGACGAAGATCACTTCGAGGGTGCGTTCTCATGCTATACATAGCATGAGGGTGCCCGCTCCTTTGTCTGTCATGCTGGTAGGAGAACCCGCTATTGGCAAGTCTGAACTGACCAAGATTGTCACATACATAGTGGCCTCTGTTAAGAGACCAGGGCGTGACAGCATGCCGTATCAGCAACATGAGATTTGTTATGCACCCATGTCTAAATATTGGAATCGCTTATCTAACGACACTAAGGTCGTCATTTTTGACGACGTTAATGCATTGGTCAAGAATGGCGAGACTAGCCAATGTGTAGCAGCAAATTGGGCTGAGCAATTAATTCAGCTTGTTAACAATCAAGGTTTTATGCCAGAGTTGGCAGAAGCTGAAAAGAAAGGCACTGTGCAGCCCCATTTGGATGCCGTCATCTCTACTGCGAACGCTGAGAACAGGTATGGCAATGCTCCCGGCATGGCCAATGTAGATGCCGTTTTTAGGCGCTACGATATGATAGATGTGGTGCTTAAGGATAAGTATAGAGGGCCCGACGGACAGATAGATTTCACTTTAGTTGCAGCAGACGGTCGTGACATATACACAGTCAATCCGTGGAAGTTGTCATACAAGAAGTACAACCTTAAGTTAGCTCGCAGGGCCACCCAACGAAGTACTAAGCGAGGCATTGACGATGATCTGTGGGAGTTTGTTACGTTCACTTACAGGGGCGTCGAGCGAACCTCTGAAGATATTACTTTAGACATGTTGCGCGAGTTATTTAAACAGCAGTCTCACTTGCAAGATAGCAATGGTGCGTCAATATCTGCCATGGATAAGTGTACCAGGAAGCTGTTGTTTCCGGGCGTGTTTGAAGACGCACCCACGGTCACGCCTCAGTCCATGCAGTTTGCCGGATTCTTTCCGGGAAACAACGATTGGTTTCTGTATCAATGCTACAATGTGGCATTTTACAGTACTTTTTGGGTTAAAACAATTGCTCTCTTTGTGATGCCATTGATTAGCCCTGCGTGGGTAGTGTACAACGGCATTTGTTGGGGGAGGACTGGTTGGTTCTCCAGCATGGTTGGTAGTCAGACTGTTAGTGAACGTTGCAAGTACAGTTTGATCACCTTTGCTCTGCATTATCAATTGTTGTTGTTTTGTTGGGCATTTGTGGCCGCCAGAAGGGCTAATCCAATAGTGAGTTTCCTTGCTAGAGCATTTAGGGTAGATCTACGCGCTGTGTTTTTCTCGGTCATGTTGGGGGACCGTGTCAATGGATTCAGAATGCTTACGTCGGACCATTTGAACTTCACACGATCCCACCTTAGGATGCAATACACCACGATGCTACGGCAACTTTCTAGTAAGGAAAAGCGTGCAGCAATGCAACGTACCTTTGTGAGAGGCGTGTTTGCTGGCATGACCATAGGTATGCTGTGGAAGTGTGTTCAAATTTATTTGGAAGGCAGGCGCATTAGTAAGATAGGATGTGAATTCAACAAGCG